CTAAAACTTCAGACCATCCAAGATATTGCACACCGCCACCCGTTGAGGCAGAAGCAGATTAGCCAGAGGGTTAAATTCGAGTGCCTGATTTAAATAATCTGGCGAGAGGTGGGCATAGCGCAGGGTCATTTTCAGATCAGAGTGACCGAGTATCTTTTGCAGCGTGAGAATATCGCCGCCGTTCATCATGAAATGGCTTGCGAAGGTATGCCGGAGAATGTGGGTCATCTGCCCTTCCGGGAATTGAATCTTTGAGCGTTCAGCAGCACCCCGGAAAGCGGTCCGGCATGGGTTGAAAAGGTTCCGGTGTGTTGGCGGGTTAGAGGTGAATTTTATTTCACTGAAAAGACCAGGTGTTATCGGCACGCTTCTGGATCTGCCGTTCTTTGTATCTGTAAAACGTACGGATGGCTGTTCACCGGCAATCAGCCCAGTTCTTAGCAAATACTCCGCTTCACCGAATCTGGCCCCTGTACTGAGGCAGATTTTCACCACGGGCAGTAAGTGCCTGTTTTCTGAATCTGCGCAGGCATCCAGTAAAATCGGGATCTGTTCTTTTGTCAGAAATCCCATTTCCCTTTCTTGTTCTTTGAACTGCCGGATCTTACCCAGTGGGTTATCGATTTCGTAAAAACCGAGACGATCCATTTCGTTAAACAGTGCGCGCATGTAGCGCAACTCATGATTAACGGTTGCCGGCTTAACTTCGGTGACACGGCGAACACGGTAATCTGAAAAATCAGCGGCAGTAAAATCACACAGGAACGGATTACCCAGACGCTCAGCAATGGCAAGCATACGCGAATAGCGATAATTGCCATCTTTGAGGGTTTTGCCGTGAGCCTTAAACCAGAGGTCTACAAGCTGGGATAAGCGCGTGTGTGCCGGGTCAATCATGGATCAGACAGCCACCCCATTGAGACGATGATCGCGCAGACGCTTATCAACAAAATCCGTCAGGCACAGGAACAGCTCTGAGCTGTGACCGTAATAAAGTAAACCGAAGTAGTCAGCGAGATCAGACTCTAAGCCAGAACTCAGCAGGTGCTGAACTACGTGCTTTGTGGTGAAACCTTTGCGGGCTGCTAAACGCAGATGATTACCGAGCCACATAGCGACATTACGACGACCGGCCACGCCTGCGGACTTTTTTTGGTCACGGGCATAGATGAATGTGGGATGCACATTGAACCAGCTCACGTCTTCCATAAGTTTCTGCCAGATCGGATGAATATAGGTTGAGCTGTGATGCAGGCGGAAATTGTTTAAGCAGTAATCCCAGAGCGCTTGCAAATGGGGCTTTAAGTCGCGAGGCTCGCGGATGCAGATCAGCTTGCCAGGCTCAATCATTTCCCCTTTTTCGTTGTACTTTGCAGAGCGGTTGTAATTGCCGTTCTCAAACTCTTTTAACACCGAGTGATGCACACGAAATTCTAAGCGGTGCACAGTGTCCACTTCCCCGCCGTCACGGCCATCTTTGTACTCAGGGGTGAACGGATCGTCGAGAGACGGAGTGGCACGCCACTGGGATTCACAAAAGTCCAGCTTGTCGCTTTTTACAGCCTCTTCTGACTTGTTATAGAGACACATCTGCAGAGAGCTGGAATTGCCGAACAGGTACGTCTGACCGCGGCCATACACAAATGAAGCTTCTGCCACTTCAAAGTGAGCGTTACTGATCGCGTTAACCTTGAGATTCCGCTTTGAGCGTGTCGCCAGCATGCTTTCGAAGTCTTCCGGCAGTACCAGCCCTTTCATATCGACACAGAGGTGTACGGCCATGCCAGAGGCTTCCAGAGTGTCACCGAATGTACGTCCGACCTCTCTCAGGCGGTTTGTGAGCTGTTCAAGGCCCAGTTCGTCAATCAGCTGGGGCGTTACTTCGATTTTCATGTGTGGCCCTTGCTGGTCGGCTTCTTTGTAGAAGGACTTGAGCAGTACCACCATGCCGATGTCTAAATTTTTCAGGATATATTGATACCCGGACTTTTTGCCGGAGCTGGATAATTTCCATTCAATACCGGCGATTTCAATAACGTCCGTGGTTTTCGTGTCGTAGTGGCTTGCGATCTGCTGCAGCACTTCAGGCTTCAGGGTGCAGTTATACAACTGGCGGATGGTATCAACGCCCGTATGCAGGAACCGGAGTCCGGACAGATCATATTCAACACTGCCCCTTTCCATTTCGTAGGTATCGGCGCCGGTCAGCGGATCAAAAAAGCGTTTCATTTTCTTGTTTTCAAAACGTGCCATTTAAAAACCCCCAATAACATGACGTTGACGAAACTCCGCAGCATTCCGGGCAGTTCGTCCCCCTTTTAAATTACGTGTTACAGGCACGTAATGGACGGCCGCCGCTGCGCTGCCCCAAGCGCTGCGCGCAGGAGCAGACCAGCAGCAGGCGACCGGAACGGCGGAGCCGTTGTTAATCATGGGGCGCTGCCGCCCTCATACCCCCGGCAGGCGCTCAGACGGCGCTAGCCTAGGGTTAATCAGTGCATTCAATACATCACAGGCAATAAACATCTTTATGCGCTCCTGCAGCGATCAGGCGGACGTGACAGGGCCCGTTGGGCTCTATTGCATAAACAGAAGAAAGATCATCAGTAGTAACAACGCGGGGACGCTCTGAGTCTTCGGATTTCTCCGTCACAGATTTATTCTTTTGACGCTGTGCCAGGTCATAAACAACATGGCTTGAATAATTGGCATAACCGACGATTCGCATACCGTCGATAAGGGCAAAGGCTTCTTCTGCCGTTACTGGCTCAGCTGGCTCAGGCTCACCCTGCTGATATGTTTCAAGCTTTTGCATTGCTTCGATTAGCTGCTGATATTCACGATAAAACTGATTATTGAGATAAACGGTCATTACATAGGCAGCAGCCAGCCCCATAACAACACCAGCAGATGCAATCAGAGGAGCTCTGAGTTTTCTGAAATAGATTTTTGTAAGACGCATATAGAACGAGACCCCGCGCTTTGTGTATGTACGGCGATTTTGGTAATACGGAGGCAAAACGGAGTGAGGCCCGTGTGGGTAGTCCGTTAAAAAGATTTGTTTTGTGTCGTATGCGCTGAACAGATCAGTACCACGATATACCCAACGATCTGAAAGTGGATCAGCTGGAGAAGCACCATAAACGACCCGGGCAGCGTGAACCTTAGGCAATCGCAGGTTGTAGCCGGTAACAGCTTTAAATAGCCCGCCGATCAGAGGAACCCGGAGATTATCCAGACGCTTACAGAATGCGGTGAATTCGCTAAGAGCCTCACGAGCTTGGTTATCAACAATAGATATATCCTGAACAATCAGGATTACGTCCCAGCCTAGTTTCCGGGCATGCAGAAACCAGTTATTTACATCGGCCCTGCTTTTATCCTGCCAATTCCTGGCGTTAAACCATGTTCCGCACTCATCCAGAACGAGCAAGCCATTTTTGCTTTCGTCATAGCTATCGTTACCACGGCCGATCACATTCAGATCAGAAACAGTTGGTTTATCAGGAACGCGGATCAGGCGAATATCATTAGCCATTTTCCCAAACATGGCCTGTATGTTCAGATCGATATTAGTGGCGACCGGACAGCCAGCCAGAAGCTTTGCTTTGATACGGGAAACAGAAACCAGTGTTTTTCCGTTCCCTAATTTTCCGGTTACGAAATAGAAAGCCATATCAGAACAACTTGTACTGAATGATTCGAACGTTCCACTCATACGCCCAACGGGCAAGACGAGCAGTAATAATCACAGAAAAACAAGTAGTAGTGTTCTCAGGAACGACCATCTGAACGGCAAGAGAAAACCAAGGCGGAAGGACATACTCAAGAGAAGATACAAGGCCGGTTATAAGTGCAACGAAAGCAGCCGTTGCAGAAACAACCAGAGCAACAATAGCGAGCGTTACCGCGACTCTTTTTGTAAAAAACTTGACCAGCCACGAAAATATGGCACCAAACGCAGCACCAATAACAGCAGCAAGCCAAGGCAAACCAGCAATAACAGGTAACGGCATAATCAGACCTTACTATCAACAGGACGTAGAACGAGATCGAAGAGATAAAAGACAGTCCACATATAAAGAACCCAAGCGAGGATCTGCTTCCACTCTTCAAAACGGTCACAAGGAACAGCCATAGGGAAAGAGCTAAATTGAATAATGAATTGCTGGCAAGCATGGTAAGAAGGGAGAACCTGTTTTACAGACTCAGCAACGGCAGACGGCTCCTGCATGGGGGAGTCCTGATTCAACGAATCTTGAACAGCAGCGTCATAGCCCTCTAAATCAGAATCAGCCTTTTCGTTATCAATAAAATCAGCTGAGGTTTCATCTGTTTCAGACAAAAGATCATCGAATGAATCATTCTTATTTTTTATTTCCGACAGAATATCAGAGGCTGTTTTATTCAAATCCTTGAGCTCTGAATTGGTTTTTTTACCCTCAGCAAGAATACCGGTAGAAGTAGTATTCAAAGTATCAATCTTAGAACCAACGCGATTCAGTGCATTAACATTATTTGAATCAGCTGTTTTCTGAGCAGAGATCATTTTATCTAAGCGAGAGTTAACAGATGACAAATCGACTTTATCAGGATCAGGATTAGTTGGATCAGTACCAGGGTTAGTACCGGGATCAGTTCCCGGATCAGTGCCAGGATTCGGATTCTCAGGAGTCGGGGGAATATCTAAGCAAACGCCACCAATAGAATATTTACCGGGAAGACAGTCATCAGGCTCACAGGTATTACTAAGAGAGCTTTTTGAAGTACCAATAGGACAAGAGGTAACAGCATTTACGCAGCCATTGCCCTCTGAATACTTGAAGCCGACAGGACAAGAAATAGGCTGCTGCCCATCTTTATTACAAATACCATTGATAAGCATACCGCCCTGACAATTTGTAGAATCGTCAGCATCGAAGCAGCCGTAAGTATCGCCGAAGTAACCACAACCGGGTTTTTCCTCAAAACACCCTGAAATAGGGACGCCATCAGGCCCGGCAATGGTTCCACAGCCAGAAGGCGGCTCAGGCTGAGCACAGGCATAAGTACCATTGATATAACCGCAATTATCAGGAATAGGACGACAAGAGCCGTTCTGTTTTTTCTGACCAATGCCGCACTCTTGTTCATCCTGTAAACGCTGACTTAAATCGTCTTCGCCACCAGTACCCGGATCTGTACCGGGATCTGTACCGGGATCTGTGCCGGGATCAGTACCGGGATCTGTACCGGGATCTGTACCCGGATCTGTGCCCGGATCTGTGCCCGGATCTGCTGGATCAACACAGGAATCAGAAACGGGATCATAAGTAGAAGGAGCAGGACAAGTAACAGGATCAGGATCGTTAGCATCAGTTAAAGGCTGGCCGTTACCGTCACCATACGGACCGTTACATTTATGAATAGAACCGCGACCATTACCGCCAGCGCCAGAACCAGGACCCGGACAATAATCAGAACAGCTTTTTCCCTGCTCAAGGAGATAAACCTCACCCGTAGAAGATGTACATTGTTGTGGCTCTTCACCGGTACAAGTACCGGCAGGATTATTCAATTGATCCCCATAACATCCATTTTCAGCGGAATCATCAGAAGGAGTAGATGCACAATCGCCCTGCCATACATAAAATAAATTAGCATTACCATTAAAATTTTCCTGACAGTCGAAAACTTTACCAGCACCATAAGTAATTGACTTTAAAAGATCAGCACGATTTTCACAGCCAGCAAGATCCCCATATGTACCTTCTGATATTGGATTCCTGTGACCATAAGGACACTCTTCCGCAAAACCAGAAAAAGCATCAGCAGAGAATAAAGCGAGCAATAAAAACAGGTATTTCATTTCAGAGGCTCACTATAAGAATCCGTAAAAAAGGCCGGCGAACCGGCCAGAGTGGAGAGGTAAAGCTTTAAATCTTGGCAGCGAAACGCTTAACCAGTTTGATAACGATACCGGCCACAAGAGCAGCACCGATATACGGCCAAACAGCAGCCTCAGTGTCGGAAATACCGGTACCGACAGACGCCAGTGCAGTTGTAGCCGCTTCAGGCAGAGCAGCATGAACAGAGCCAGCGAAGACAGAACCAGCACCGACAGCAGCAGCCAAAAGGCTACGACGAGCAATTACTTCATTTTTCATTAGATTTTCTCCGAGAGAGTTTTAAAAACATGGATCAGGTACCCAGCACCCCAACCCATAACGTAAGAGCCAAACAGATATGAGAAATATGAAGTAACTTCAGCTTCTGTCACCGCTGGCCCCCTTTACTAAATCCCATCACCGCCGCAACGAATAACGAGAAGTAGAAAAACATTTCATAGAAGCTGATCGCATCCATGAGTCATTAATTACCCGGCTTTCTTAGCCGGTTCGCGCACAATAGAGAGCGCGTGTTGTACGGTTTTACCGCCCTGAGTTTTATTCAGAACAGTCAGTGTGACATTCATAGGATAATCAGCCGGATTATTCGACAAGCTATCAATGATCGCTTGGTCACAGCTCATTTTGGCTGGCACATAACCCCGGTACATCGTATTACTTGGGTCAGCATTAATTACATACAGTTGATTGATACGGTTGCCGTTATCCGGTTGGAAAGACATACCGCCGATCAGGGTCACTGGCATTTGAAATTGCATAGTTATTTCCTCAATTATCCCCTACATTTTTCAGTCACGAGCGGGGACTTGACTCGCAACATTGGTTTTCTTTGCTTTCAGTCCTGTGGACAAACACGCAAGCGGTTTGACCCACAGGATCAGGACTCACGTCCTACGGCTTCGCCTACCTCTTGCGGGATCTTCGACCCGCCCCTACTACTAATCACAGTATTTAAACGAACCTTTTATGTTCTCAATTCCGGACAAACAAGCGGTTGACCAGTGAAGCATGTGTACTGTTGCGGAAATATTCCGGCACGGATTGCAGACGCAAAGCGCTGTTCATTCAGATCAATGCGGACTTGGTTAGCGAAGCGTTTAACGTCGCCATAAGGCTGCTCAGAAAGAATCAGCCACAGCAGGTAACGCAGGCTAACTTCCGGCATGTGCGCTTGTTCGTTGTGGAACGTAGCGCGGAATTCTGCCAGCAGCGCGGACTCATCCACGGGAATCAGTTCAGCTTGAAGCGGGATAGGAGAAACAGGCTTATTCATGGCTATATACCTTCTGCCCGGTGAAACGATGAGAGAAAGGCTCACGATTAAGCAGACAGTTGGTAACGGGAACAGATTGAGATATGGCGTAGCCTTGAGGAACAAGACCAGCCCGATACTGAGAAACAGCCAATACAGCCTCAGCATTCCAGTATGCGGTTTGACGACGATGAAATTCGATTGAGACGGGCTGAGCCATTCTGATTCCCCCTTACCCAGCCACGGACGCTTTATTAAATCAGCGCTTTCCAGTAGGTTGAGCGATTACGAGTATTAAAGGTGGGTGCTGCAACACCCTGACAAATGAACTATAGGAGATTTCCTAAATACTAGCAACTTAAACCTAGTATTTAGGTCATTGTATTTATTTATATGGAAAAAGCGGTAGATAGATTCCTCTTATTGATAGATACAGAGGACGTGAAACTGCCATGGCTAGAAAGCGTTTCAGGAATACCAGCCAAACGCTGGTCTAACGTGAAATACAAAGCGGCAGAAATGAGAGCTGAGGAATTAGTGGCACTGGGAAGGGTATTCAAGGAATACGCATACTGGCTCACTACAGGTGAAGAAATACCGGAGGCAGGACAGATTAGTCCTATGACCAAGAAGGCACAAAGAACCTTAAAGCCAACCCCGAAGGCTGGCTAATAGCAAAAAGAGCTGCTGACAGGTGGAAGTGGTAGCAGCTCAGTTCACTTAAGACGGTTATAGATAGGATGACCGGAGGGAGGAACAACAAGAGTCGACCAGCGCCAACCCGTACGGCACTTATCACACTTAATATTGGTCATGTAAAAATCGTAAGTGCCGTAAGCATTCAAATAAAAATAAGTAATGACCGTCGTACTATTACGATTAGGGTCAATCTCATAAAAGCACCTGATGTGCTTCTTTAATTCAAGATCAGAATAAATCTTTGACTCACCTGGCTGCAGCATAAAAAAGGAAATGTACTTCCCATACATATGCCTTTTGCAAGTAAGCAGGTGACCGGAATGGTTTTTAAACTCAATTTCTCCCCCGGCAGCTTGAACGGTAAAACACCAGGCTAAAGAGAGGAATAATGTAATAAAAATCAATGACTTGCGAAGCATGGACAGATCCCTTTAACCAATTACGCCAGCATAATAACAGATCTGTCACCGGCTTCATAATGCTGGGGTCACTGGTTCAAGTCCAGTCATAGCTACCACGAATTCTAAAGCCCGCGAAGTATGCAA